CCAGAAGCCCGCGGCCCCGACCTCCCAGCCCCCCGGCGACGACTCCGTCCCCTTCTGATCCGTGGCCGCCGACGTCCCTCCCTCCCCTCCGACCCTCGTGCTCATCGCCGGCTTCGCGAGGGCAGGGAAGGACACGCTGGCCTCGGGCATCCTTGAGTGGTCCCGCAGGCCCGCCGTGAAACTCAACTTCGCCGACGCGCTGAAGGAGGCGGGCAACGAGTTCCTGTCCTACCTCCACCTGTCCGGCGACTTCTTCAATGAGGAGTTCAAGGTCCAGCACCGCGACTTCCTCGTCAGCGCAGGCCAGTTCGCCCGGTCCATCAACAAGGACGTCTTCGCCTACCACCTTGCGAACTTCGCCCCCTGCACCGAGGCCCCCTGCGGCGAGGTCGCCCAGACCGTCGTCTGCTCTGACCTCCGCTATCTGAACGAGATCGAGGTCTGCCACGAGGTCCTCGTCCCCCTGGGCTGGAAGGTCCGCACCGTCTACGTCGCCACGTCCGGCGTCTACCACGCCAATGACGAGGAGTTCTACTCCATTCTGGACATCAAGGCGAACCACCGCTTCGACCAGGAGTACATCTTCCGCGCCGACTCCCGGCAGGACATCATCCGCGAAGGCCGCAACCTCGCCCTGTCATGGCGTCTCTGACCCCCGAAGAGCTGCGCTGGGCCGCCAGCGTCGGCATCGCCCCTGACCGCGCCCGCTGGCTCGCGTCCTGCCCGAAGTTCACCCGCTGGGACTACGAGAAGAAGTCCGCAGCCGACCGCAACCTCTGGAAGAACGGCGCCTTCTGGTTCCTGCGCCTTCAGTATCAGGGCCGCAACATCTGCGAGCGCCTCTCCACCGATCTGACCGAGGCCCGCCGCCTGAAGCACGTCCGCCTTTCCCAAATCAAAGCCCTATGAGCATCATCAAATGGGTCGCCGCCGGCGACAATCACGGCCACCTAGTCGACGGCGATACGCAGGACGCCCTCGCGACCTTCATCGGCCGCTGGCGCCCGACGTTGCGCATACACCTCGGCGACTGCTATGACTTCTCCGCCTGGAGACGTGGCGCATCGCCTGAGGAACAAGAGGAGGGCATAACCGCCGACCTCGAGGCCGGCTCCTACTTCATCCGCAAGGTGCTACGCCCCACGATCTATCTCCAAGGAAACCATGACATCCGAGCCGAGGAGATGGTTCACTCGCGCAACGGCGACCGGGCCGACAACGCCATGCGTGCCGTGAGCAAGATGACCGAGGCGCTCGAGTCCGTCGACTGCCGTGAGGTCTACCGCTATGCCGTAAAGGGCAAAAACCGAAATGACGTGAACCGCTTCCGCGTGGGCAAGCTCACCGGCTGCCACGGCTTCCGCGCAGGCATTAACGCCACCCGCGAGACGGCCCGCACCCTCGGCCGACCCGGCGACGTCGTGATCCATGGACACACGCACGACTTTAACCTCTGCACCATCGAGCATCTCGAGCAGAACATCGTCGGCGTGTCGGCCATGTGCTGCATGGACATCAACAAAGCAGACTATGCGCTCAGGCGCACAGCCACGACCAAGTGGTGTCAGGGCTGGCTGCATGGGGTCATCGACGAAAAGACCGGCGACTGCAAGGTCTGGACCGCCCACCGTTTCCAAGGGAAGTTCATCTGCTCGACCGCTTACGACCTGATTGCATGAAGCCGCAAGAGTATCTGGACGCCGTTCGCAAAGAGGCGAAAATGAAGCCGGCCAACACCCCGGTGCCGAAGGGCTGGTTCACCGTCCGCGACATCCAGCAGGCCCTCAACATGAAGTGGGCCGCCAACGCATCGACCCGCGCCAAGAACCTCCACGAGCGCGGCCTCGTCGACCGCATGGAGTGGCGGGCATACAAGGACTACGGCTTCGCACGCGCCTTCATCTACCGCATCAGGAAGCCGTACCGCACCTGGCAGGAAGTCACCGACGCCTACGCCAACGTCGGAGCCCAGACCGTCCCGAAGGGCTGGCACCGCCCCGTCCACTTCGCCCGGATGTTCGGCATCTCGCCCGAGGCGATCAGGAACGCCATTCACCGTTATCAGCTGCCGACCAAGATGTTCCTGACCAAGCGCGGCGTCTCCGGCCTCCACGCCAACCTCCACGTCCACGAGAAGGACATCTTCCGAGTCTATTCCAAGCGTCTAAAATGAACACCTACAAAATACACGAGGGCGACTGCCGCGAAACGCTGCGAACCTTGCCCGACAACTCGGTGGACTCAATAGTCACCGACCCGCCTTACGAGCTTGGCTTCATGGGCAAGGCCTGGGACTCGACCGGCATCGCTTACGACCTAAAAGTCTGGGCCGAATGTCTGCGCGTGCTGAAACCCGGCGGGCATCTTCTGGCCTTCTCCGGCTCGCGGACTTATCATCGGATGGCCTGCGCAATCGAGGATGCCGGCTTCGAGATACGCGATCAACTTATGTGGGTTTACGGTTCTGGCTTTCCGAAAAGCCATAACATCAGCAAGGCGTTGGACAAATCGGCAGGCGTCGAGTTCGAAAAAAAGGCAGCCAGCGGAGTAGGATTTATGAACACACAAGGCGCAGGAGGTTACAATCCAACAACTAATCAAATGATTAAAGTTGGAGAAAGTTGCGATGCCTCAAAACAATGGGACGGATGGGGAACGGCGCTCAAGCCCGCCCACGAGCCGATCGTGCTCGCCCGCAAGCCCCTGGACGGAACCGTCGCCGCCAACGTGCTCAAGTGGGGCGTCGGAGGGCTGAACATAGATGCGTGCAGGGTTGACTCACCTGACGGCGTGGCTGCGTACACTCGTACAAAATCATCTGGCATCAACCGAACAAGTTTTAACCTTGGAACTACCAAGAGTGCCGGGATTACAAACAAGGGCCGCTTCCCTGCAAACCTAATGCATAACGGAAGCCAGGAGGTGCTGGACTTGTTTCCTGGCGAAGAAGGTTCAAGCGCCGCACGCTTCTTCTACTGCCCAAAGGCCAGCAAGTCGGACCGCAACGACGGATGCGATGAGCTGCCGGAGATGCGTAAGTCAGATAGAAAAAAAGACGACGGGCCAGGCGGTGATAACCCGCGCAATCGAACAAATAAACCAAGGGCCAACCACCACCCGACCGTAAAGCCGACCGAGCTTATGCGCTACCTTTGCCGGCTCATCACGCCTTTAAATGGAACAGTCCTCGACCCGTTCACCGGCTCCGGGTCCACCGGCCGCGCAGCGATCCTCGAGGGCTTCAACTTCATCGGCTGCGAACTAAACCCTGAATACATCACAATAGCCGAGGCCCGCATCAAATCCTGCCTGAAAGCAACTTGACCAAAGGGCCGCCCAGCCCCATCCCATCCCGTTCCATGCCCATCACCGCATCGCCCGACGCGGAACGCGCCTTCCTCGGCGCAGTCATCGCCCAGTCCGTCCCATGGCCTGACGGACTCCTGCCGTCCCACTTCGCCGACCCTACGCACCAGGACGTGGCCAACGCAGCCCTGTCCCTCATCCAGCAGGGCCAGACGCCTGATGAGATAACCGTCACCGAGACGCTGCGGGCCCATCGCTCCCCGGTGTCCGGCTCACAAGTCTCGGCCATCACCGACGGCGCCGACTTCCGACCCTACTCCGCAACATGGGCCGAGGAGATCCGACGACTCGCCGGACTCCGCACCCTCGCCGCCTTCGCCGACAAGCTCAAGGCCCACGCCTCTGACCCGGCCTCCGACCCCGACGCCCTCCTGGCCTTCGCCGAAGGGACCATCAAGTCAGTCGGTCGCCTCAAGTCCAAGGAAGGCCCGCAGAAGATGCCCCTGTCCGACCTCTCCGCCTTCGACCGCAAGGCCGACCCCGACACCGTGCTCGGCAACCGCTGGCTGTGCCGCGGCGGCTCCCTCCTGATCGTCGGCCAGTCCGGCACGGGCAAGTCCTCCCTGATGATGCAGGCCGCAGTCGCTTGGTCCCTGGGCCGTGACTTCTTCGGCATACGCCCCAAGCGCCCCCTGCGCATAGTCATCCTCCAAGCCGAGAACGACCGCGGCGACGTGGCCGAGGCGTTCCAGGACGTGACCAACGGCGCCATGCTCCACCACGCCGACCTTGCGCAGCTCGACGAGAACCTGTCCATCTACCGCGACACGACCTCCGTCGGGCCCGCCTTCCCTCCAGCCCTCAAGGAACTCATCACGGCCAACTCCGCCGACATGGTCTTCGTCGACCCCCTGCTGTCCTTCGCCGGCATCGACGTCTCCGACCAGGAGCAGGCCAGCCGCTTCCTCCGCCACGACCTCGCCCCGATCCTGCTCGAGACCGGGGCCGTGCTCGTCGCCATGCACCACACGGGCAAGCCCAAGTCCGCAGCCGACAAGGAAGGCCAGACCACCGCCGACCTCGCTTATGCCGGACTCGGCTCCTCCGAGTTCACCAACTACTTCCGCGAGGTGGCCGTCCTGTTCCGCTGCCAGGGCGACCAGCCCGTCTACAAGTTCGGCCTGACCAAGCGCCGAGGCCGCGCAGGACTCCGCAACGCCCTCGGGGACTTCGCCGGGGAGGTCCTCATCCGTCACTCCCGCACCCCGGGCGCCATCCGTTGGGAGTACGCCGCCGAGGGAGAGGACCAGACCGCCAGACAGGATGGCCCTTCAAAGCCGTCCAGATACCCCGCCAAGGCCCGACAAGGGGCTGGTGAAGGGTAGGACAGCCATCACCCCCTAATCACCCCCTGTTTGCCCGTCCCAATGCGTTTGTTACAACCGATACAAAACCCTAAGCAAAACCTTAAGCAAAACCATGGTATCTATCTACCCCCTTTAGGGGGTAAGATAAGATACGGGTGCATAGGGCTAACCCCGCCAGAGGCGGGTCGCCCAGCACCCCTCAAAGGCAAAAGACAGTCCCGGCCATGACTCCATCCCGACGACGCGCCCTGATCGCCTTCAAGGTCCGCATGGCGGAACGCTGGCGCACAGACCCGAAGGCCATGCTCGCCCGGTCAAAGGCCGGAGGCAAGGCCAAGGCCGCCAAGGCACGACGCACCCGCGACGAGCTGCGCGACTGGCTCGCCACCCTCGGCACATGGCACGACAAGGACCAGATGCTCCAACGCATCAGGGAGCATGACCGAACCCGCAAGCCGTCCGCATGGTTCCGGCTCATGGTATCCACGGGCATGATACGCTTCGACCAGGAGCAGGGAAGATGGCTCAACCTATGCCAACGCATCTGAGCCCCTTGCATCCATCTGATAACCAGAAAGGATGTTGACCTGTGGGACGCACCACGCCCGATCTGACAGCACCGCCGAAGGACGCACGCTCCTTCGACAAGTGGTTCTATGCGCTGCCACGCAAGCAGCAGGACAAGCTGCGCGACAACGGCGTCCTGCCTTACCGCGAGATGCGCAAGGCGCCCGACCAGGTGTTCCCCGTGCTGGCCGACCACAAGGCGTGGGCAACGTTCGACGGCAAGGAGCGCACCGAGCAGGACTCATTCATCAGTCGCGACCACGTAGGCCGGATGCTCAAGGGATTCATCGACGCGCTGTCTATGACCGATGACATGAGATTCCGCCGGCACGTCGAGCTCGTGCGCTGGGCGCTCGGCCTGCCCGGTGCCATGTCCTCGCGGCAGATCGGGAAACTCTACGGCCTGTCGCATGAGATGATTCGCATCAAGGCGAAGGCCATCAGGTCCGCAGTCGCGGTGGACGCCCTGGGCGGCTT